GCTGGCGCAATGCCAACGGAAAGCCATCGGATAGCGAACGCAATGCGAACGCATCAATAAACGTATGCGAACGCATTGAAACTGGATACGAAGGCAATGCTCCCAAGACCAATACCAAGACCAATATATCTACTACTGACGTAGTAGATAAGCGCAAAAGCGCTACACCTGCAAAGCCAGAGTCTGTTAGCAAGTCCGTATGGGATGACTTCCTGGCGCTACGCAAAGCAAAGAAATCCCCGTTAAGCGCTACCGCATTACACGGCATCGAGCGCGAAGCAGGCAAAGCAGGTCTATCCCTTGAAGACGTTTTGTCGATGTGCTGCTCACGCGGCTGGCAGAGCTTTAAGGCCGACTGGATGAACAAGCCTGGCGCAGCTCAGAACAAGAACGGCGCAGCGATGGCGTCTTACGGAACGATCTTTAACCAAACCACAGAAGGACAAGGCAATGGCCGAATCATTGACGCTATCCCGCGCCTGGGTTGAGCGCATTTTCCTGCGCCTGCAGGGTGTGTACGGCAGCCAGTTCACGGCGAAATACCTGACTGGCGAGCAGATCAATGGTCGAGACATTGGTTACGAGAACGCGATGCAGGTCTGGTCGGAAGAATTGTGCGGTCTCTCAGATCATCCGGACTCGATCGCCTACGCGCTGAAAAACCTGGACGCCAAGTTTCCACCAAACGCTCGTGAGTTTCTGGATCTATGCCGTCGCGCACCGGCCAAGGCCTTGCCAGCGCTGCCATCACCAGAACCGAATCCAGAGAAAGCGGCCAGTTTTGCCAATGACGCGAAAAAGATCACGGACAAGCGCAAGGATTTTCTTGCGTGGGCGCGCCGCCCGAAAAGCGCTATGGCGTTCGGCGCCGTGATGGATCTGATTGGCCGTGGCGAAAGCCGGTTTGATGAAATCCTGCAAGACCTTCGAATGGCAGGCCATGTCGTTGGTGAGACGCTCGTTCGTCGCTGGGACGGCACGAAATGGGTGAAGGTGTGAGCCATGTCGAACCGGATCTATTCGAAACAAACGAAAACGGTAGCCAGGATGGCAAACCTGTTAAACGCGCTGCAGCCGCTAATGTTGAGCGTGAGCGCTATCGCTGCGAGATCAATCATCTGGTTGAGCTTGGCCGTAAAGAAGGTAGTCGCGGCGTTGATCGTTACCTGGGGCTTGTCACGAAACACCGAGGAATTGAATCCGCCGAAAGACTACGCGCAGACGCCAGAGCTGCTTTCATTGAAGCAACTGGCCGCAAGCCTATGGGGAAAACATGACCGCTAATCGTTTCCCGGAGCTGGCTGACGTGCACGACTTCGCGCTTGAGCATGGCGCCGCCTACGTTGATAACGGCGCAGGGTATGCACCGGTTTATGTGTTCAACGCGGAACGCCTGGCGTCGATGATCCAGAAGATCATGCTGTCGTCGGTTGAGCATGTATACCAGCACGGACACCGTGCCGGCGTGCAGGCAGAGCGTACACGGAGCGCTTGATGGAAAAGCGAGTTTTCTTCCTGGCGCATGAGGTTGCTCGGCGCAGCGCAGTCGAGTGTGTTGCTACAGCTCCGGACGGATACCGGGTTGAAGTGCGCGAGCCGACCCGCAGCCTGGATCAGAACGCGGCGCAATGGCCGTATCTGCAGGCATTTGCCGACCAGGTGCAATGGCCGATCAATGGCGTGCTGACGAACCTGACTCCGGACGATTGGAAGGACATTCTTACAGCCGCATACCGGTCTGACATGGTGCGCGTGGCGCCGAGCTTTGACGGGCGGGGAATGGTGATGCTTGGCCAACGTACAAGCAAGTTCGGAAAGAAGGAGTTTTCTGATTGGCTGGAGTTTCTCAAGGCGTCAGCGGCAGCGCGTGGCGTCGTTGTGTACGAGGAAGACTGTGCTTAATCGACTGACCGCCAAACAAAAAGCCTACCTGGCACGGGTTAAGGCGCAACCTTGCGGCGTCTGTGGCGCACCGGAACCATCGGAAGCGCACCACGTCGAACAAGGCCAGCAGTACACGGCGATCCCGCTGTGCGCTGACTGCCACCGGGGAAGCCATAACGGCATCCACGGCCAAAAGCGAATCTGGAATGTACTCAAAAAAACCGAGCTGTCTGTACTGAACGACACCATTGAAAGGATGGTCGCATGAACCAGGACGCAGAGATTGAGGATTTCCCGCTTGGCTGTGTGGTGCGCACGCCGACCGGTTGTATTGGCGTGGTCGTTAAACACCGCTACGCCAGCAAGATCGACCATTTCGCTAGGGTTGACGTGCAGTTTTCTGCTAACCCACGGGACGGCGTCGTATTGCAGCCTAAATACCTGGAGCTAATGGAAATGCCACCAGAAGATTACAAGCCGCCATTCCAATTCCAGACAGCAACGGCACGCGCACGCGTTGTTGACGCTGTCAGCGACGCAAAGAGAAAAGCCAATGATTGTAAAACTACCGTGGCCGCCGAAAGAGCTAAGCCCCAATTATCGCTGTCATTGGACGGCGTTTCGGAAAGTTGCGAAGGCGTACAAACATGCCTGCTGGGCGCTGACGCTGGAAGCAAAGGCCAAGATCGACTGGCCGGGGAAGATCCACGTCTGGATCACGTTTTATCCACCTGATCGACGCTACCGGGACGACGACAACATGATTGCTGCATTTAAGCACGGACGCGACGGCGTCGCTCAGGCGCTAGGCGTTGACGATAGCCGGTTCCGGATTCACCCGGAAGTATCTGAACAGCTTGGCGGAATAGTTGAGCTGCGTTTTACCAGGGAGATTGTATGAGCCTACTAAACACCACGCGCTGCATGACGCTGCAAGAAGTTGGACGGGAGCTTGGCATTACCGCCGAGCGAGTGCGCCAGATCGAGAACGAAGCGCTGGCCAAGATTCGCAAGGCAATGGCCGCAAAGAACGTCTCTGGCAGCGATCTGATACCGGATAACTTTACATGGGTGCGCTCATGACATTCACCAAATGCTGCGCCTGGATCGTTGTGCTGGAGTATTTCCTAAAGCAGAACCACTACTTTGGCTGGAACAGATACCCACAGTCTGACGCAGAGGTGATGGCCGATGGGATGACGTTGATCCTGGTGGCTCTGGCGCTGCTGATCGGCATGATTCCGCAGGGTGAAAAATGACACCAAAAGAACAGGCAGCAATGCAACAGGCGTTGAGCACGGACGAAGCGTTGATGACGCTAGAGCTTATTTTGAGAGACGGTATAGAACATGGAAACTGGCCTTTGAATAAGAACTGTGAAGATGGACTAAAAGCCATCACCGCCCTGCGAGAAGCGTTAGCCGAGCAAGCAGAGCAGGAGCCGGTGGGTTATTGGGACGGAAAGTTTAGTAAAGGCGGTGCATCTGCTTTATACGAGGTTCCACAAGAATCGGCTTTTGGGTATCACTACGAGAATTACCCTCTTTATGCCGCCCCTGTCCGTACAAAAGACCTGACTGATGATGACCTTGAAAAAACTTATGATGAAATATGCCGTAATGCAAGCAGTAGTGAACGATTATTGTTTAGGTATGCCCGTGCCGTCATTGCCGCATACAAGGAGAAGAACAAATGACTGAAAACAATCAGAAGATACCAATGACGGGAAAGGGTAGCGGTAAGGGCGGCAAACGAGCCGGATCAGGCCGTAAGCCAGGGTCTGCCAACGTAAAGTCCCGCGAGATCGCAGACAAGGCGATTGCGGAAGGTGTGAGCCCTCTGGAGGTGATGCTCAAGGCTATGCGCTCATTTGTTGAGGCGGCCGAGAAGATGGGAACAGGCCAGCTCAAGGTCGTTGACGGCGAGGTGATTACCCAGCTCGGACTGATGACAGAGGCATCGAAGATAGCCAAGGATGCAGCACCCTACATTCACCCGCGCCTGGCAGCGATTGACCATACCAGCAAGGGCGAATCGATTAGCCAACCTGGCGGCGTGCTGGTCGTACCAGCCACCATGAGCATTGACGACTGGCAAAAGGTTGCAGAACAACAAAACGAGGACGGGAAATGAAAAAACTAGAACAAGACGCTCGACAGGCGTTGAACTGGATTGATGCTAACGCACCAAGATATGTTTTTGAAGCCATCAAAGAAGCATTAGACGAGCAAGTGCATACGCCTTACTGCAAACAAGCCCCAATGTGCAAAACGCCATGCGGCAATTCTGATTGTGTAGAGCAAGCAGAGCAGGAGCCGGTGGCATGGATGGACTTGCACAAAGAACTCGGTCAATTGCGTTGGGCGGGAAAAGACATTGGCTGGGATTTAGCAATTGACGCTGTTAGAAACAGACTTGAAGAACTCTACGCCGCCCCTGTCCGTACAAAAGACCTGACGGATGATGAGATTTGGAAAGAGCTTGCGGCGATACAAGCATCCTCACTCAAAAGGTCGTGGTTGAGCTTTGCCCGTGCCGTTATTGCCAAAGATAGGGAGAAGAACAAATGAAGATGATTCTCCGAATCATTCGCGGCATGATCGACGGCGAGCCTGTGGTGACGCGACGCACGCGATTTAGAGCCCCAGAGGTATTGATCGACACGCCTGAGCGCCGCCTGGCGGAGTGGCCAAGCTGCACGTCGGTCGAGCGTGGCTTCTGGATCTTCAAGTGGAAAGAGGCGCTGGAGATTGTGCGATGACGGACACGATCAAGCCCCACACCGGCTGCCAATACTTCGGCTGCCGTAACGATGCAACCCGCGTGATCCTGGACAGCGCCGGCCGCAAGAGCTATCGCTGCAAGCGCCACGCAACGAACGCCAACAAACGGAGCCCTGTATGCAACGCAAAGTGACTTATCTGTCGATCCAGGCGATTGGCTATTGGGACGCGATGAATCATTACCCGGCAGATCCGATGCTGGTGGGCAAGGACTTTGATTTCTTCCGAGGTTTCCACGATTGAAAGCGCTGTGGAAGCCGCTGCCTGGTAGCCAGACGCTGTTCCTCACCTGCCCCGTCTACGAGACGCTGCTAGAGGGAACCCGCGGCGGCGGCAAGACGGACGCCCTGCTGATGAGTTTTGCCAAGCATGTCGGCCGTGGCTTTGGCGAGCATTGGCGCGGCACGCTGTTCCGCCTGACGTATCCGCAGCTTGCCGATGTGGTGGCTAAGTCGCGCCGCTGGTTTCACCAGATATTCCCGCAGGCGAAGTTCAACAAGAACGATTACATCTGGGAGTGGCCGACCGGGGAAATGCTGTTCTTTCGCTACGGCCAGACGGAAGACGATTATTGGAACTATCACGGCCACGAATACCCTTGGCTGGGCTTTGAGGAGTTGACGAACTGGAAGAACGCGAGCTTCTACGAGTCGATGCACTCGACCTGCCGATCAAGCTATCCGGGTATGCCGCGCATGATCCGGGCGACGTGCAACCCGTTCGGCAAGGGGCACGGCTGGGTGAAGGATCGGTTTCAGATTGGCGACGTACCGGCTGGACGCATCATTCACGAAGACGGCAAGGATCGGGTGCGGATCCACTCGACGGTCTTTGAGAACGATCATCTGCTGACGAATGACCCGGACTACATCAAGACGCTGCAGGCGCTGAAAGACCCGAACCGACGCAAGGCCTGGCTGGAAGGCGACTGGGAGATCCACGTCGGCAGCTTTCTGGAAAAAATCTGGGACGCGAAACGCCATATCGTCGAGCCGTTCATCATCCCAGCGAGCTGGAAAGTCTGGAAGGCGATGGACTGGGGCTATGCCGCACCGTATGCCGTTTATTGGTTTGCCCTGGATCCGGACGGTGTGCACTACATCTGGCGCGAGCTGTATGGCGCTGGCGAGAAGGAAGGCGAGGGCAGCCGCGAGGATGCTGGCAAGGTGGCCAGAAAGATCAAGGCCATTGAGGAACACGACGAGCGCCTGGGCTATGAATACCGTATGAACCTGGCCGACCCGGCGATCTTTTCCAAGATTGGCGCCGATCGTTCGATTGGCCAGATATTCCGCGAGACGGGCGTGAAATGGCAGGAAGCCTGGAACGCCAAGGGTAGCCGCGTCAATGGTGCGCAGGAGGTGATTCGCCTGTTAGCCGAGGACAAGCTCAAGGTCTTTTCTACCTGCAAGCATTGGATCAGGACGATCCCGACGCTGGCGCCGGACGACAACAACCCGGAAGACGTGGATACCGACGCCGAGGATCACGCCTGGGACGCGACCCGCTACGGCATTATGCGACGCCGCCGGAACCCAGAAGAAGAACAAAAAGGCGCCGACCCAGAAGAATCGACTTATAAACAAGACGATAACTCTTTCACTTTGAGGGTCTAACGTGGCCGAAATGATTGACACCCAGGCGGAGAGCCTGATTCCCCAGTACGCAGAAGAACCAAAAGCGGACGAGCTGGCACGCAAATGGAAGAACCGCATTGAAAGCGCCCGGACTTATTGGGATCAATTCCACAAGCGGGTACGCCACAATCGCAAGCTGGTGGCTGGGTTTAAGTGGGACAAAGACCCTGACACCAAGGACTTTTACGAGCATCGCGCCAACCTGATTCACGGGACGATTACGGCTGTGCTGCCGAATGTCTATGCACGCAACCCAGAGATCAGCGTCACCCCAAACTATTCGGCGCAGTCGCTCAAGCTGTTCTGCAAGACGATTGAGACGGTGACGAACCGCGCCCTGGATCGCGCCAAGCTCAAGAAACGCGCCAAGGCCTCTGTGCGTGCGGCGCTGACGTCGTCGTTTGGCATCGTAAAGGTGATGTACCAGCGCGATCTGCAGACAGATCCGCATATCCAGTCGCGCATGAATGATACCCAGGACAATATCCTTGCCCTGGAAAAGCTCATTATGGACGTGGAAGACCCGCTGCAGCGTGGCGATATGGAGGCCAAGAAGGCCGAGCTGCAACAGATGATGCAGTCGCTGCAGGAGCAAGTCGAGGTCGTGGCCGCAGAAGGCCTGGTGATTGACCGTGTGCTGACGGATAACCTGCTGATCGACCCGTCGGTGTGCGAGTTTGCTGAGTACCCAGACGCTGACTGGCTGTGCCAGATCATCCCAATGAAGAAGTCTGCTGCCGAAGCGCTTTACAAGATGAAGCTCGACAAGGCCAAGGCCTACGAGGATAGCCAGACTGGCAAGCCACGCAAGGATGGCCGCCTGGCCTCTGGCAACAAGAACGACGACGACAAGCAGATCGCCATCCTGGAGATCTGGGACAAGACGACGCAGCGCGTTTACACCATGGCAGAAGGCTGTGACTACTGGCTGCGTGAGCCATTCTCTCCGGCCAAGGTTGGCGAGCGCTGGTATCCGTTTTTCCTGCTGCCATTCCAAGAAGTCGATGGCCAGTTTATTGCGCCGTCTCTGGTGGATCTGACAGAGAAGCTGCAGGAGGAACACAACCAGGCGCGTGACCGCTACAACGAACACCGCAACCTATGTCTGCCTGGCTGGATTGCTGGTGGCGACATTAGCGAGAAGTCGATCACCCGCTATCAGGACAGCTCGATTGGCGAGATCACGATTATCGACACAGAAGGCAAGCCGCTGCAGCAAGTCGTGCAGCCACGACAGCACCCGCCGATTGATCCTGCTGTGTACGACACTAGCGCCGTGCGTTACGACTGGGAGCAGGTAACAGGCCTGCAGGATGCCGCCCGTTCTAGCGTGGTTAAGCCGAAGACGGCTACCGAGGCGTCGATCATGCAACAAAGCCTATCCGGCCGCGTTTCTGAATTCCGTGATTCGATCGAAGACTGGCTGCAAGAGATCAGCCAATACGCTGCTCAGATCCTGCTGCTAGAAATGACCGAGCCGCAGGTAGAGCGCGTCATGGGTACGCACCAAACCGTTGAGAAGGTTGTCAATGGCCTGATGGTGGAGACGGTTGAGAAAGCCTTTGACTGGCCGAACCTGACGCGTGACCAGATCTTTGAAATGGTTGAAATGAAGATCCGTGCCGGTACGACGGGCGCCCCGGACAAGCTGGAGCAACAGGAGGCCTGGACGAAGGTGCTGCCGATTGTGCAGAACCTGGTGGTGCAGATCATCCAGATGCGCGCCCAGGGTATCGACACGACGCCGATGGAGGCGCTGATGCGCGAAACCATCATGCGCTTCGATGAACGCCTTGAGGTTGAGCAGTTCCTGCCACCGAAGAATGCAACGCCGCAGATTCCTGCACAAAGTGCAGCACCGGTTCCTGCACAAGCTGCAGGAGAGGCAGGGCAGCCGCCGGTTGATCCGCAAGCGCTTGCTGGCCTATTGGCCGGCATGCAAGGCGCCAACGCTATGCAGTAACCAACCCACCATAACAAGGAGCCGCAAATGGCAATCGAGGACGAAAACAACACGCTGAATAACGATCCGCAAACGACGGACACCCCAGCCACAGCAGAAGAACCAAGCGCACCTGCTGCCGTAGTAGAGGCGGCAGACGCAATCACCGAGACGCCATCTGGCAACGATGACCTGCCGACGGATAAGCCTGTATCTGCCAACATGAAGGCGCTGCTCGACAGCATGTCAGCCGATGCGCCGCCAAGCGATACGCTGCCTACAGATCCTGCGGCCGCCCCTGCTGCAGAACCGTCGGCAGATCCCGCTGCCGACCATGCTGCTGGCAATCCAGGCGAACCTGCTGGCGAGAAAACGCCAGAGCAGGAAGAAGCAGAGCTGCTGGAAGGCGTGAAGTCTGAGCGCGGCAAAGAGCGTATCCGCAACATGCTGGCAGAACGCAAGGCGCTTGAAACCGATCTGCGCGAGATCCGAGAGCTAGTGGCAAGCACCAAAATGTCGCCGGATCAGTTTTCGCAGACGCTGGAATATGGCCGTCTGATTAACTCAAACCAAGAGACGGATCTGCGCGTAGCCCTGGAAATGGTTGAGCGTGAACGCTCGTTTATCTGCCAGAAGCTCGGCATCGAACAGCCTGGCATTGACCTGCTGGCTGGCGACGAGGATCTGAAAGCGGCTGTCGACAACCTGGAAATGACCCGCGAACGCGCCATTGAGCTGTCGAAATACCGCAAGCAAAAGGCCGAAGAACAGCGCGTCGCCCAGGAAAGCCAACAAGCCGAATCTGGGCGTGCGCAATTCCAGGAGACGGTGAGCAAGGCTGCCGCAACGATGGAAGCCTATCTATCGACCCGCGCCAACGAAGCCGACCATACGGCCAAGATGAACGCGATTGCTGCCCACTTCAAGAACCAGCAGAACCTGCAGCAGTTCGTGCAGACATACCAGCCGGATCAATGGCTGGCCACGATCAAGATGATGTACGACAACATCGTCGTGCCGCGTGCACCTGCCGCGCCATCACCGCAACCCATGCGCTCCCGTGCCAGCCAGCTCGGCAACCCAGCCCCGGCTGGCGCTTCGCCGATCGACCGGATCGCGGCGCACATGGACAACCTGGGCATTTAATCCACCCACCCGCCTGGAAGCCCCAGGCGGTTTTTCTATGAAAGCAGACCATGATTAACCTAAAGATTAAGAAGACCGACGACGAGAAAAACCCAGAGGTTGCTATATCTGACAATGCCGACGGCTACCCATGGGGTACGCGCATCACCCTGGAGCAAGACACGCTGGCCAAGCTGGACATTAAGAAGCTACCCGCCGTTGGCGACGAGCTTATGATCGAGGCCAAGGTGCGCGTGATTAGCGTGCGCGAGTCTGATAACAGCAAGTCGGTCGAGCTGCAGATCACCGACATGGATCTGGAAAACGACGGCGACGAAGTCGGAGAAGGCGAGCTGTCGCGTGGCGAATCCAAAGCGATTAGCAAGCTCGCTGACAAATTGCGCAGTATGTAATAACAAAAAGCCGTCTAAGTATTGACGGCCGCATAAGATGAGTGTGCCAGTCCTGCGCTGGCACGATTGACCAGCAGGAATGCGCGTAAACGGGGATCGCCTCCCGTACCTGCAAGTCAGCCAAACTAGCGCAGACACATCGAAATATCGCTGCACCGCCGGGGTCGCGTCCGGTAGCGCAAGGCAAGCCAGGCAAGTCGCGTACCCGAAGCCGCGCCGGGAGCCAAGGCCAGCCGAACACGACGGGATTGCGTGCCGTCAACGGTGTGGAAGGTGAATAAACCCTTTCATTACGGAGCAGCGAAAATGCCTATTTCAAACGCAGATTTACAAGAACTCGCAAAGGTCTCGCTTGACGAGTACCTGCGCAACATGCCGGTTGACCAAATCGCAACCGAGCGCCCACTTCTCAAGAAGCTGATGGCCGGTCGCAAGACTTTCCTCGGCGCCAAGCAAAACGTCGTCGAAAACATCCGCAAGACTCACGGCAGCAACTTTGCCTGGGCTTACGGTGAAGACGCCGTATCGTTCAACAAGCGCAATACCACCGAGCAAGCCGCGTTTCCGTGGCGTCGTGCCGTCGATGGTCTGTATATCGACTACGACCGCCTGTACGGCGCTGGTATCAAGGTGCGTGAAGGCGCCCGTGGTGCTTTCAAGCTGGAGCAGAACGAGAAGGTTCAACTGCTGAACCTGCTGGACGAGCAGATGGAATCCCTCAAGGAAGGTTTCCTGCAGAAGCTCGACCTGGAACTGCACCGCGACGGTACGCAAGACGCCGATGCGCTGACCGGTCTGGACACGCTGGTTTCGATCGCACCGACCACCGGTACGGTTGGCGGCCTGGATCGCGCTACCGCGACCTACTGGCGCAACTATGCTGAGACTGCCATTGCTACCGGTACGGTTGGCGTGCTGGCTCAGAAGATGGAAAAAGCATGGCGCAAGTGCATCAAGAACGGCGGCTCGCCTGACTTTATCCTGGCTGGTGGCGCGTTTATCGACGCTTACCGCAAGGAAATCGTCGTCACCAACAATGCTAATGCCGGTTCGGTCAAGCTGCTGGACGCTGGCGTTGGTTCTGGCGTGAACACCGGTCTGTACTTCAAGGGTGTGGAGATCATTTGGGATCCACAGTTTGAAGAACTCGATGCCTTGTTGTCGCCGACCGTTGCCTGGGAAAAGCGCTGCTACTTCATCAACACCAAGTTTATGAAGTATCGCGACGACGATATGGACATCGTCACCCCGACCCGTCCGCATGACGTGCTGGCCATGTACGCCATGGTCAACCTGCGCTGCGCTCTGTCTATGAGCCGCGCAAACGCACAGGCCGTCCTCGCAATCGCTTAACCGGCGATTGTTTTCCCCCAGGCTCACAAGGCCTGGGGGTCTTTTGGGGAAGTCTCACGCAGTACCTATAACCACGAAACGAGGAAAGCAATGAGCAAAGAAATTACCGTCCCCCTGCTGGCTGTCACGATCCGTCGTGATGCCCACACCATCACCCCGACGACTGTACCGCCTTACGAGCTTACGCTGCTGCGCCAGATGTTCGGCAAGGAAAACGTCCATGAAGGCGAGCAGGTCGATACCCGCGTCGTTGAACCTGCTGGTGAACATGAGCGCCTATGCGCCAAGTACGGCGCCGACAAGATCGCCAAGGTCTACGGCGACGACGAA